TGTTTATGCCTTTTGTAGGCAACTTTGGATATAATCCTATAGATAATTTTAACTTTTGTGTACAAGGTGTCTTTAATTTCAAGGCTGCCGAAGTATTCGCTCCTATATACGCTATCCTTGGAACATTCCATGAAGTGCTCGAAAGCGTTGTAAACGCCGCTATGAGTATCCGTGGCATGTTCTCAAACTTCTTAGGCGGTGTTGAAAATTTCATATTAAGCATTCGCAATAAAATTCAGTTTTTAATGAATAATGTCCGCATGAGTTTTATTCGTATTCTAAACTTGATGGGCAAAGTGTACGGCTCTATGTTCGCCGTGCTCTTTATGGGACAGTCTGCCATGACCACCGCATTTAACTTAGCCGACAACGACTTGGTACAATTTATTATGGAATTCTGCTTTGCGCCGAATACACCTGTAAAAATGGCAGACGGCTCTTTCAAACCTATATCTTCGGTGGCAATCGGTGATGTACTTGCCAGCGTTCCTGGAAATCCTACACCTGTTGTAACCTCTGTATTCCGCTTCAACGGTGAAAAGACACCGATGGTCTCTATCGGTGATGTACTCCTGAGCTCCCAACATTATGTCTCTGTAAATGGGGGCATGGTGACGGCAGAGTCACACCCACTGGCTGACTTCGCTGCATCTATCCCCGAATTGGTATGCCTCAACTGTACCGGTCACCGCTTTGCCGTTGGAAAGGAGGGGCTCGTTGTCGCCGACTACGATGAGCACTCATCGGCGGATGTCGTAACGGCAACACAGAAAGTGGCTTCGGCTGCGCTCAATAGCGGTGCAGTTGACGACAAGGGACTTGTTGCCGATTACAGCCTTGGTGTCGGCGGAGATGTCTCCGTAAAGATGGCTGACGGCTCATGGAAACGCATGGACGAGATTTCGATAGGAGATATAGTAAAACATTCAGGTAAGGTGCTCGGTATTGTAAAAGAACAGTGTGATTCTACCATTACAACCCCGAAGGGCTTCGTATTATCTGCTGCGCAACTTGTCTATGATACTCCTAATAATACCTGGGTTCGTAGTGCGAAACTCTGGACGGAAGATAAGTGTGGAACGAAAACACTCTACAATATTATTACCGAAAACGCTGGCGTGATCTCTATTCGCAAGGGTCCGTTTGCCGAATTTATTCGCGATTACCGTGAAGTCCCTCTGCCCGAAATGGAAGCCGCCTACGAGAAAGAATTTCTAATGGCACATTAAATATGTCGGTATATACATCAACCGCGTATGTATATTACCCTGATCCTGCACTGCCATTGTCAACAGTTAACTACTGCGCCGAGAGTTGTGGTGTACTTCTCTTTCGTAAGCAGCCTAATGACCGTTCTGCCGCCGATACCACCTACTTCACCGGCGGCAAGGCACTCTACAGCTCCGAATCGAATAATTATAATGTCTATTCCTATGCTCCTAGTACTGGCATTGTATATACAAGTGCTCCGGGCGGCGGCACACCGTTTCCTACCTTCCGCTCGCATGCCGACTACATTCGCTATAAACGCATGAATACTCTGCTCACGCAGAATTATGCGAGCGATACAAAGACTTAAACTTGAAAAAAATTGACACGATTGTTTTAAGTATTTGAATCGGCATACGATGCCTATTCAAGTAGATGCTGCGTCTTACGGAGATATCTTCGCGGTACGAATGCTACCTCGTCGCACTGCCGCTGCGACCCGCCCCGCCTACCATATTGCACTCCTCCTAGATACAAGTGGAAGTATGGAGGGAGAGCCACTAGAAGCCGTGATTCGTACCCTTCACCTACTTATTGATGGTATGGCAGACCACGATGTGCTTTCAATTATTCAGTATGCAAATGCCGGTACGATTCTTGCAGATGCTGTACAGATTGAACCGGCTACGCGTGACCATCTTCACTCAATTGTGGAAGGTTTAACCGCCGAAGGAGGCACGAATATGGAAGCCGCATTTGAGACCCTTGGTATGGTAGCACTGACACTTCCTATAGACGCTGTATTTCTTATGACGGATGGATATGTCAATGTTGGTCACACAAGCGGTGTTGGTCTTCTACGAATTCTTGCCAGCCAACTTCCTGCCGGTACGCCTGTCAATACCCTTGGTTTTGGTGCTAAACATAATGTTGAACTGCTTCGTGATATGGCGGTACGCAGCCGCGGCTCCTACACCTACGCCGACTCTACCGAACTCATTCCCGCAATCATCGGCGATATTGTGGGTGGACTTGCCGATCAGGTTGGATTTAACGCAGTGCTTACGGCGAGTACCGGTGGTATTTGTGTAGAACTTGGTATGGATAGGGAACATCCTAATGTGTATCGTGTCGGTCCTCTCATTGCCGAGAAGCCCCAGTGGGTTCTCTTTCGCGGCACCGGCTCACCTGCACAACTAACATGGCGAGAGGATGGGTGTGATTGTAGTGTTGTCGTGGCAGCGGGTACCGGTGCCCTCAATACGCTCGACATTGAGGAGCAGGTCCAGCGCGTCCGTCTTGCCACTATAATGACCACCGTGACGGGATTGATAGCGCATAGGAACTATAACGGTGCTATTGGCGAACTACTTCAATGTGGGCATACGCTGGCAATGTCGCCAGCGGTCGGTCGTCCGTTTATCACGCGCCTCCAGGCGCAGGTGGATGAAATGCTTGAGGATGTTCGCTGCCAGCAGGAACAGCATGAACCAGATGAGGGCGTAGCGATGCTTACCCGAATGGTGAGTAATACGACGGCGCTTGGCACGCAGCACGGATTCTTCCTCAGCCGTAATACGACGGTAGATGATCCTAATGTGACAAGCCCATTTAGTACACCTCATCAGCGATCTGCAACGGCAGCCATGACCCAAGGTTTTCAATCTGCTATGTAGATGGACGCATCCGACACTATTCGCCGAAATAAGGCTCGGGCTTTGTATGTGAATCAATATGCTACCTTTGTTGCAAATAATACCGGCGGAGACTGTGGAAAACTTAGCACCTCCTGCTGCTATACTACCAGCAGTTGTATCAAACAGTTCCCATCATTTGAAAATAAGTACGATTACTATTATGGTATGAATGTATGTGTCAGCACCTGCGCAGTTTCAGGTCCCATTCCTGAGAACGGCGGTAGTAAGTAACACTTTTTTTCAGTCGGTTGATAAATGGCTGAGCCTGTGATATCCGAGAAACCGCAAGCGGATCGGCTCAAAGAATCAATTGCCGTTTTGAAAAAACTTACAATTGATTTAGGTATTCCTTATTCGTCCCCCGAGGTCCAAGAACTCAAATCTCGGTTTGACATGTATATCAAAGACGGAATCTGCTGGAACGGCACCGTCTCTTTTGCTGCTTATGGTCGTATAGCAATGGTGAATTTACCTCGTGGCGAAAAAAAACCTATTGAAGTAACATTGAAGCAATTGCGGCTACCTAAGTGATAACGTACGGCTGCGGATTCTGGACACGCTGTGGCTCCCCCTCCATCACCTCAATATCAAACTCTGCTAGATTCGCATCGGCTGCCTTCAGTGCGGCAGTGACCTTCTGCTTATACGCAATCATAAGTTCAAACGCATCGTTGACGGTGTAGTGAGTATCGTTGCCTGCATGAAACTCGTTCACTCGCATACCTAGAATATAGACATTCTTGTCGTAAAAGTAGATATCTAGGTTGTGCTCTGCGAGGTGCTGCCTCATTACATTATAGCGGGGCTGAGCATCTTCCATAGGCTGTCGGTAGCCAAACATCGTAAAGGCGGTCTTTAGGCTAATAGGATATCCAATATACATGGCTAGGTTATTGTGAATTGAGATGAAATATAATATTATCTCAATTTTTCTATTGGCGCGGCGATTAGTTACTGAACAACATCGCACCACGACCACCATATACCTTAAAAATGTTCCAAATCGTAATGTATACATATAAATTCATATTCGGCGGGGCTCCACCACCCCGCGAAGGATTCAAGGTAACATATAATTCCTTACGCTGAATCTTATCCCAATTTGCCGTTCCTTTCGGCTCATACTCCAGCCGGTCATTCTTATGTCCAAACGCATAGGCGTAAATATAACGGTCAATCGCCGCAGATTTGACAAAATACTGCGACGGAATCACCGACCGAAAGAAAGATCCACCCTCGTGTACAAAACGCTCATACGAATTGTAATGGAGTGCCGCCCCCGCCAAAGGCTCCGAATACGAGTCCTGAAATCCTGGTTTAATCTGCCAATTATAGAGTTGTAATGGTTGTAAGATTGCATCAGGCCACCACGGAATTGTAGTAGGATTCGGCAGCGGCGGAGATCCGCCCTCAGGCTGTGATACTGGAGTAGGATATAAATCGCGTGTAAATAAGAAATAGGCATTATACAGTTGCGCCTCGGGTCGCTGTAATACCCACATCATATCTTTCGTAGGATTGGCGTACGGGATGTTCAAATGAATTTCTGTTTGTCCCAGGGTCTGCTCTACCGGAACTGCAAAATGTTGCTTTACTTGATAGGTTAACTCGGCTGTACGAAATACGATTGCTTCGTACTCTTCCAACGAAATATACTCAATCATAGCATACGCATCAATCGGTGATAAACGGAGCGGCATTCTAATACCTGGAATAATTCCACCCGTAACAGGACCTGTTCCCATAGAGGAATTCATAGTGTAAACCGGACCAAGTATTTTGATTGGACTACCAGATGCATCAACAGCAGTTTCTCCCCAGAAAGGAGATCCTACAATCGGTAACATAGGAGCATACGGTTCTGTATACGCCGGTGTATTACTCAAACCAATTGTATTTGGATTTGCTCGTGCTTCTGTGTACACCAATCCATTTATTCCACGAAATGTTACATGAATACGCACGACATTATTATTAAGTGCCTGTAAAGGTAAAGCGTGCGAATGAACACCTGGTCTAGAAAACCAAAACGGAATCGGCACATACACGGTTGTCGGCGTAGGGCTCAAATATGTTGTATTTGTAAATCCATGCGGAGTACGTTTAATCATAAAATTCTTGGCTATTGCGGATTCCACCGTTTCGTTCAATTCGTCTAGGATTTCTAACAGTCGACTATCGAATGTTTCGACGATCTGACCGCCTATTTCCAATTCTATCTGCTGAATGAGCGCGTGACCAAGAGAGTTTGTCCAGCCGAAGAGCGGACCTAAGAAGCTGCCTTGATCGGTTAGACTCGTGCCGCCCATGGCTTGTATCGCGGCGATTTGTGTGCTATAAATATCTGGCATCTCTACAACAATCATAATGGCATTTACCAGCTCGCCGATTGTGGGAATCGTAAGAGAAACACGCTGACCAAACTCGGGTGTGCCGTCAAAGTCTACACGATTCCATTGCGCCGCCCAGCGCGTTGTTTTATTAATTACATGAACGAACTGATGGATATCTGGATTGCCCTTAGGGGACATCAAGCGTGCATCAGCGAGACCCGTACTCACTAGGGTTAGGCTATTTGCGGGTGTAGCAGCCATCCTATCCTTGTTATATGGGGTTAATTTAGGTGCTTTACTTTGTCCTCGGTCTCAAATACGAGCGTATCACCAGTATTTATGAGTTCAGGTATATATGTTGTATGCGTAATTTTGTTGGGAATTTGGATATCCAGCCATTTGAATTCGCGGGGATAGATTTGATATATCTCTTTATTGCATTCATAGGTGTACCAATTCTTCACATAGATTGGGTTAAATTCTTTGTTTGCTAGGATTGAACCATATCTGCGCTGAGCAACCTGAATTGGTAATACTTTTGTTGAAAGTATATGATTCGTATTATGGTAGGAATTTTCAATAAGAAGTTTGCGCTCCCAATGTTCCAGCGGGCGGTAAGAAAAAATATAAAATCCTTTTCGTATATGAGAATAACACATTTTATAATATTTAAAGTAGTATCTTTAGGCAATATCCCTCGTAATCAACATACCATTCGCTACCATAATCGCCACCGCGCCCAGAATCTGCGTCATATTCGGCTTCTGATTTGTAAAAATCCAGTCAAATACATAGGCAGACACAATACCAAAAAACGAAAGTACGCTAAATACGATTGTGCTCACTTGGGGAATAAGGAAAAAGCGCAAAGCATAGCCCGTAAATCCTACCAACGAATTGAAGGCAAGAATACTACCGAGTCCGCTGGGAGTAATATTTAATGTGTTCTTTGCAAGAACACCGACGGCGGCGGCGGCGGCGATTCCTACTGCCCATAGAACACCGCTGCTACCGTACATCTGTATCATTTTCGTCCATGGCTGGTTTGATTCTTTCTCCTCGCGCAACCGGAACCAAATATAGATACCGACCTCAGTGAGTGCAGCAAGTAGGGCACTAATAACGCCTACCAGGGTCCAATTGGTAGCGGTGGGCTGGGCAAGTGCGATGGCACCTCCTAGGGCTAGAGTTATCCAAGGTACCGAAGTGAGAGGAATAGTTTCTTTGAACACCGCAGCAGTCGCCAAAATATTAAACACGGGATAGGTGTAAAAGAGTGCCATGGCATTGCCGCCTGTTAACTGCTCAAACGCGGTATAACTCGTGAACACATGGATTAAATTGAGTACGCCGGCACCGAGTGTTTCCGTGGACAAAAGGGAACCGACAGCAAGAGGATTCTTTGTAAGAACCGCCGCTACTGCGGCAAGCGTAGTAAATACCGCCATCCGTAGACCAGTTTGTAACAGAACCGATACATCAACTAGTTTAATCAACAACGGATACGCCGATAAAATTACTTCTGATAAAACCAGAAGTAATTCGTTGATCATTCTTATTTTAGTAAGAGATATAAAGCACGGCTGGGAAGTATTCAATAAAGATGAGTTTTCAAAACCTATCTCAGTTATTGATGAAAGTTCAACAGAAACCGAAACTATTTAACATGGATCTTCATATCTCTGTGATCGCCGACTTTAAAAACCTATGTCCCCAATTTGAGGTGACCGATGTATGTATGAGTGGTCACGCCTGGGTCTTCAAAAAACCGACAATGGCAATGGAACATATCAATCCTAGCACTTGGGCGCATTTGGACGAAGCAATGATTGCCGCCTTTCAGGCACGGTACGACGATTTTTTATCAACCTTTGACGGATTTATCTGTGGACATCCCAACGGATTTATACCCGTCTTTGAAAAGTACAATAAACCTATTATTATGATTAATTCGTGTCGTTACGATTTACCATTCTGCTGGTCACGCAACACGCGCATGCTTGAATTGTACAAGGCGTGTCTGGGTCGCTTGGCGGCACGGGGATTGCTTATTGCCGTTTCCAACAATAAAGCGGACCAACTCTATACCAAACTAGGATGTGGATTATCTACTACACATATTCCGTCATTATGCGCGTATACAGGTATCCAGTATAAGCCTCGGCGACCCACATTCCTCTGCTATCACGGGAATTTGCCCAAGCATCCACTTATCACGATGAAGAGCGAATTAGGTGGACAATTCGAATGGAGCGACCTCGGCACATTCAAAGGTATTATTCACATTCCTTACGAAATCAGCACTATGAGTATGTTTGAGCATTTCTCTGCCGGTATTCCGCTGTTTTTTCCGTCCAAACTCTACATGCTTCAACATGTAGCAATTAATAGCGTCTCGGCGTACTGGCAGAGTGATTTGCCTATGGAGTTATCCTTGTTTTCTAACAAGGCTACATGGTTGTCTTTGGCGGATTATTATGAAGTGTTCAAATCACCCAATGTGTACTTATTTGACTCATTTGAACATCTGGTGCGGCTTTTAGAGACCTTTGAATGGAAGGATGACCGTGCGGTGCTTGATACATATCGTAAGGAGATTCGCACATCGTGGTCCAGCGTTTTGTCAAAGCACTTTAGTATAGATCTTTGAGCGTGCGGGCGCTCGGGTCCGTTGCCCCCTCAATCCACCTCGGCAACCACATATGGGGAATAAGAGTCGTCGCCTTATCGCCATAATTTTGGACAAAGAGTTGACGGTACCAGCGCGCCTCATCCGTCTGTGGAGGATTATGGATGTATTTTGTATCTTGATCCGTGGAAAGGGTCTTGGCATACTCGCTTGTACGGAGATACCACGAATCAGTTGTTGCGGATACACCGTCACTGAACGCCTCCTTCTTACGCATGAGTACATCTAACGGTAAATAGTGGTCGTGGACGAATGCCTCGCGTAAAATAAACTTTTCTATCATCGCGCCGCGCCCCTCCGCGTTTGCCTTTTTGGGTCTGCGTAAATAGGTGTCAATCGCTCGCCAGGTCGCTACCACATTCTTATCTAGAAACGGTGTGCGCGCTTCCAGACCGTGTGCCGCTATACACCGATCCGATCTGAGAACATCGTATAAGTGAATCTCTTTGAGGAGCCGTTCAGATTCTGCCTCAAACTCCTCGTCACTCGGCGCCCTGTAAAAATATAAATAACCTCCACCGATTTCGTCGGAGCCGTCCCCATTAAAGACGACCTTAATATCCGTATTCTCTTTTATGTATTTACCAATTAGCCAATTGCCAACGCTGGCTCGTACCGTTGTAATATCGTACGACTCAATATCATGGACTACTTGGGGAATCGCATTGAGGAAATCCTCAGGAGTGACAATCACTTCGTGGTGCTCGGACTTAATAAACTTCGCCACCATTCGGGCGTACATAAGATCCGTAGAACCAGGCATTCCAATACTGAATGTATGGAGTTTCTTATGTGTTAGTTTGAGTTCTCGTGCCGCAATCGCTGCAATCAACGAACTATCCAAACCACCGCTCAGCAGTGCGCCAATAGGACGGTCGCTCAAGAGACGCTTCTTTACTGCCGTAATGACGGACTCTCTTAACGCTGCCTTGGCAAATGATAGTCCGTTTGGAAATCCAAACGCCGCAAGTTTCACATGAGGAACTTCGTGATACTTACAAGAATCTAACATGATTCCCGTTGTAATATTGTACAGTGCCCACATTCCTGGTGGAAATGGCTGAATCTGCGTGTAGTCGGCTGGGAGCGCTTTGATTTCCGATGACCAAATAGTGGACCCATCCGCATAATTGGCTTGGTACAAAGGTCGTACGCCGTACGGGTCCCTTGCAATGAGCAGAGTATCATCGTTCGTATTTACATGGGCAAAGGCAAATACGCCGTCCAGGGCACGAACCAGGGCTGTAGGCGGAAGATGGGTTGCGAGGTGGGGAATGATAGCACAGTCACTCGTTCCCTCGGCGAGTTGAAGATTCCAGCGATTCGCGAGTTCCTTATAGTTGTAAATTTCACCGTTACATATGGTTGCTGTGTTGTCCTGGAGAAACGGCTGATGACCTAGTGGGGTTAAACCGTTAATTGCGAGGCGCGTAAATCCCAGTAAGACACCGGATATATCATTGATGGCAGTGTATTCTGGACCTCGCGGCTCCAGGTTCTTGATGTATTTTAGAGCCTGTTCTGTCGTAAGCCCTTTTGCTTTGAGTGTAAACCAAATGCCGCACATTGCTCTACGGTATAAGAATTCGTTAGTTTTGCCGTTTAAACGAAGGCGAGCCGACATTCAAAAATATATTGGTTTTTGTTTTTTTTGAATTTTTATTGGTTTATTGGTTTTGTAT